TGGAGTTCCCAACCTCGATCAGAGGCCTAGACCACACATCCATAGTTTCGTTTGACAACTCAGTTGCCAATGCTGCTAAGACCGTTCGCTATCCAGAGACAAGGCAATGGTCCTCGGGAGCCTCAGAAAACATTGATGCAAATCAGTCAAGCTTGTCTTTGCCAGAGTATAGAGCACCATCAGTGTATCTTAGGGATGGCTCTGTAGACTGGGAAACCGCAATGGGAATGGTCTTTGACGCAAATGATCCTAGTTTTTCTTTCCGTAATAGCATTCTTCCACCAAATGAAGACGGGTATCTTTATTTTGAAAACGTATCATTTTTAAACGAGACTCCCTTTGCAATATTTGGAGTTTTTGAGAATTCTGATATTGTTACAGATAAGCAAACGCTAATTCTTTTAGAAAACAACATAACTAGAGAGACTCTGGAAATCTATATTAAAGATTCAAAAATTTACTACGCCCTAAGCTCTCTTGACGAGCCTGTCTTTTTCTCTGAAGATTTGCCAGAACAAGACACAGAGTTTGTGGCGGGAATTGATCTAGTAAAGGCACAGAGTTTTGGTGGACAAGTTGCTTCATTTGTTAGCAATGTTCAGTCTTTGAGCATGCTTTTGGGTGGTAATAAAAACTACTCAAGCACATTCGTTGGAAAAATTAAGCGGCTTGCATTTGCAAGTAAGAGCAACCTAGCAAGATTTAGCGACGTATTCCTTGATGAAGGAATTGCAGATATCTCTGCCTATAGCTTAGCCAAGTCAAAAAATGCAACATACACATTGCTACCAAAGATGTCTCTGGGTGGATTTTTGTTGGACATTGCAACAAGCTCTTCATGGCAAGATTATGTCCCAGTTTCATACTTTGCTAAAAAGGTCAGGGGCCTAGATGACAGCCTGTATGAGTCAGTAGATTTCTTACAGTTTAACGTAGACTACGTAAAGCTTAATAACTTTATTGGTGACGACTATGACACTAGCGGTATGCCAGTTAAAACATACGTTGCATTCGAGTATCTTAACAATGGAGTGTCCCCCTCTAGGCCCAACACCGTGCTTCTCGATAAGGTTGGGGTAGTCCAGCCAGGGGCAGAATGGAAAACAAGCAGGTACGAGGTTCTTAATGATACGATCATCAAGTTCCCAGTTGGAGAAGATAAAACCATTCTTTCATTAATAATTTATGTCGAGGTAGAGTCTGAGGGCGTCCTGTCAAACCAGGTAAAGCTGAGGCACATTGATATCTCTTCTCAAGCACTAGGAAACCAGCCCAATAGAATTGGAACTCAGTTTGGTAAGTCAGTCATACCCTACAAGAGGTCTGGGCTGTATTTCGAGTACAAGTCGGTAAGCCCATTTAGCATTTCCAAAGACTCCTCGCCCTACTTGCATTTGACGAAATATAGCGGCATGCGTCCACGAATCCCATTTACTTATGCTGGATTCGAAGGGATCTCTGTGCCAATCAATACTAGTAAAGAAGAATTCTATAAGGTAGACTTGTTTCAATTGTCTATGAGATATGACGAGGCAACCTTCCCAACATCCCCAGTGCAGCTCTTTGAAATTCAGAGCGAAACAGACTATATTAGGTTTTACCTAGTTGCCGACTCAAACACACAGAAACGTGGTCAGATCTACGCAATTGACAGCAATACAGGAACTGTTAGATCAGACCTTGTCTTTTTTGTCAACGGTAAGCCAACACGGAGGGCAATACTAAACCCCTATTCTTGGACTACGCTATCTATTTCATTCCTAGACTCTATAAGTTTTGCAAACTATACTGGTGCAGTCAGAATAACAAGCCCGATACTTTTTGATAACCTTTCGTATTATCAATCCTCGCAGCTAGACGAGGTTCAAAGGTTCTCGTTTAGAAAGTGGTCCGCAGTGCGGTCAGGGCTCGATACTACTCTAGACTGGGAGTATTGGAAAGACTCAACCTGGCAAGAGGTTTTGTATTTGGCAGAGTCAGATGCCGAGCTTTCAGACGCAGAAAACATTTATAAGACCTATACGGGCACAAATAGCTTTATTTTTGATGCTTCTTCTAGCTTGGTGCTAAATAATTACAGGTCATCGGTCTATAAAGACCTTGAGTGGAACAGTTCTATCATTATTCCAGTATAATGTGGTATACTTATTACCATGAATAATAAGAAACCACGCTTTCCTGGTCAAGTCGGTGACACAAAGGTCCAGGTTATAGAAGAAAACTTCTCCAATTTTGGAACCTACGTATGGCATAAGGCCAATGGAAAAGCCTTTACTGATGGAAATGGCAACGCCCTGTCCATCGAGTCTATGAAAGGCGACCTTTCTAGGGTACAAGAGCTAGAGAATGCAGCTAAGTATTGGGGATGCCCAGAGGGTACTGCAAAGTTTTATCCTAACATGCGTAAGATTTCAGAAGAAGAGCACAGTGAGCAGGTTGACAGAATGTCTCAGGGGCTTATCCCTAGCATGAATGACCTTGGTGCTGTCATTGCAGCCAAGGACACCTTGGACAAGTATGGAGACGAGGGATAATGTCAGAGCAGCAGTGGACAGTGGGTGCCCGCATTGATGAAGTTCAGGAGCAGGCAGACCTATTTAAGCAGCAGGATCCGTTTAACAAGTCCTGGGATGACATCAAGGGGCTAAGCGGACTAGACACTAACTTTAAACGTCGCGCAGCTCGCATGTCTAAAAACATGGCATACGGTTATGAGACAAGAACCGATAACTCTGTAGCCAATGACCCACCACGACAGTATATGACTAGTGCACTTGCAGTCGCTTCTGGTCAAGACGGTGCCACCTCTAAGGAAATTAATCCTGGGCAGGTTTTCCGTAATGGCTACGGCATGTTTGACGTCATTACACCGCCCTGGAATCTATATGAGCTGGCAAACTACTACGACACCTCTTTTGCTAACCACGCAGCTATCGATGCTAAGGTTGAAAATATTGTTGGGCTGGGGTACGACTTCGAGATATCTAAGCGTACAATGATGCGTCTAGAAACTAACCCAGATCAGGCAGCAGTTCAGAGAGCCCGCAATCGGATTGAGCGAGCAAAGATTGAGCTTCGAGACTGGCTAGAAAGTCTTAATGACGAAGAGTCATTTACCCACACCCTGACTAAGTTCTTCACCGATGTGCAGGCAACTGGAAATGGCTATCTTGAAATTGGTAGAACTACTAAGGGCAAGATTGGTTATATTGGACACATTCCAGCAACGACAATGCGTGCTCGTAGACTTCGAGATGGCTATGTACAGATTATTGGAAACAAGGTTGTTTACTTCCGAAACTTCGGGGCAACGAATAAGAACCCAATTACAACTGACCCCAGGCCCAATGAGATTATTCACTACAAGGAGTACTCACCTCTGAATACATTCTATGGTGTTCCAGACATCATGTCTGCGATTACTTCCCTGCACGGAGACCAGCTAGCTTCTCAATATAACATTGACTACTTTGGAAACAAGGGTGTGCCACGCTATGTCGTAACGCTAAAGGGTGCACAGCTGTCTGCTGATGCCGAAGACAAAATGTTTAGATTCTTGCAGAACAATCTTAAGGGCCAGAACCACCGCACCCTGTATATCCCACTACCTGGAGATAGCGACAACAGCAAGGTTGAGTTCAAGATGGAGCCCGTGGAGAACGGGGTACAGGAAGCATCATTCAAAGAATATCGAAAGCAAAATAGAGATGATATACTTATTGCACACCAGGTACCGCTCTCCAAGATCGGTGGAGGTGACTCAGCATCTATCGCTGCAGCACTTGCACAAGATCGGACATTTAAAGAGCAGGTGGCTCGACCAGCACAAACAAACCTAGCTAAGATGATTAACAAAATCATTAGGGAAGAAACAGACATCGTAGAGTTCAAGTTTAATGAGCTGACACTTACAGATGAGATTTCCCAGTCACAGATTCTTGAGCGTTACGTTAAGAACCAGATTATGGTTCCGAACGAAGCGAGGGAAGTCCTAGGACTCCCACAGCGTCCAAACGGAGATACACCATTTGAAATGACATCCCGCCAGGCAGCTGATGCAAGAGCTAACACCTCTAGGAACAGAGAGAGAGATACCGAAAGGTCAAACAACCAGGCAGACAGTCCTGGCACTGTTGACGGCAGAAATGCACAGGGCGAAGGCCCTGCATCCAGATAATTAAGAAAATATTAATTATATCGTTTTTTTAACAATTTGGTAAAAAGTATTGTATAATGGTTCTAGTATGACTATGTTTAAGGCTCATTGGGCTACAGAAGGCGACAACGTTCGTCTCTCCATGCCGTTTAGTAAAGTCGATGTAGAGAAGCGCATCGTCTCTGGTTTTGCTACCCTGGATAACGTAGACAAGCAAAATGACATCGTCACGACCGACGCCTCTATGAAGGCGTTTTCCAAGTTTCGCGGGAACATACGAGAAATGCACCAGCCCTCTGCAGTGGGTAAGATGGTCTCCTTCAAAGAGGATAAGTACTTCGATCCTGAGACCAAGAAGTTCTATAGTGGTGTCTATGTTTCCGCGTACATTTCCAAGGGTGCACAGGACACTTGGGAAAAGGTAACCGATGGAACCTACACAGGATTCTCTATTGGTGGTAGAATGAATAAGTGGGATGACGCCTATGACGAAAAGGCAGATCTCCAAATTCGTGTAATTAAGGATTATGATCTGGTAGAATTGTCACTCGTAGACAATCCAGCTAACCAGTTTGCAAGCATTCTTTCTGTCGAAAAGGGCGAGAATGCAGAGATGATTTTGAAGGGAGAGGCAGTGGACGTAGAGGTAGAAAACGTATTTTGGGACCAAGATAGCGGACTTGTAATGCTGTCTCAAGATGAAGAGATGTCCAGCCCCACAAGTGGCGAGGCAATGAAAAATATTGGATTTGTAGAGAAGTCAGACGATGACAAGAAAAACGTAATAAAGTTCTTAGTTGATAGTGCTAAAGGCATTGATCTTTCTAAGATAACAAAGGAGGTTAGTCCTATGACTGATGAAACCACAGAAATCATCGAGACAGTCGATGAGGTAGTAGAAAAATCAGAAGAGGTCGCTCCAGAGGCAGATGCCGCAGCTGAAAGCGTTGTAGACGCCGTCGAAACCAAGGCCGATGACTCGGTTGAGGTAGAGAAGGCAGACGATGCTGAAGCAGAGGTTGAGGTCGAGAAGGCCGAGACTACTGAAGATGCTGAGACAGTCGAAAAGGCTGACGAGGTACTCGAGGCTGCTGAGGTGTCTAAGTCTGATGACGTAGCTGTAGATGCAGTTGCCGAAATCAAAGACACAATTACATCAGCCTTTAGCGATCTTGCAGAGACCGTGAAGTCACTTCACGCCGAGGTCGATGCACTAAAGAAATCAATTAATGGCGTATCCGAGGAAGTTGCTGCAGCCAAGCAGGATCTTACCGAAACAAGGGGCCAGTTTGATGAATTCGGAAAGAGGTTTGAGGCTGTTGAGGCCGATACAGCTTTTCGTAAATCTGGCGATCTAGGCGAGATCGTGCAGGAACAACCTGAAATGGTTGAAAAATCCCTATGGGGCGGTCGTTTCCTCAAAACAGCCGACTTATTTAATTAAGTAATCACTTAGGAGGTGACATATGTCGGAAGAGATCAAGAAGAACCAGCCCTCAGAAGCTGGTGAATACGGTGATCCAAATCC